GGGTATTTCCTCCGCTTAAAGGGCGGTCGTCTTTAAGTCAAAAATGAAATGCTGTTACACAAAGAGAAATAAGTAAGGATGTGAAATGAGTAAAGCGAATTTTCCTATCAACCCGGTATTAACCGGGATCGTGATTGCCTATCGTAATCGTCGCATGATTGCAGATAGTGTATTGCCGCGTGCCGTGGTTGGGGCGCAAGAGTTTAAATATTGGAAATACGATTTAGGGCAGTCTTTTACCGTGCCGAAAACCCAAGTAGGTCGAACCTCACGCCCGAATCAGGTGGAATTTAATGCGGAAGAATTAACCTCCGCCACCTTGGATTACGCACTGGATGCGCCAGTACCAGAGGCGGATATTAAAAATGCGCCGGCAAATTACGATCCGAAAGGACGTGCTGCAGAACAAACGGCAAACCTTATCGAATTAGATCGCGAATTGCGTGCTGCCAAATTGGTGTTTAATGCCGCATCTTACGGTTCGGGTTTAACCAAAACCTTAAGCGGTAACGACCAATGGACGCACGCGGACGGCAAACCGATTCATGTGATCACCGAAGCCTTAGACAGTGTCATTATGCGCCCGAATGTGATGGTACTCGGACGTAAAGCGGCGACCGCATTGCGAATGAACGCACAAATCATCAAAGCCTATAACGGCTCGTTGAGTGATTCGGGGTTGGTGCCGTTGGAATTTATCCGCGAATTGTTTGAGTTGGAAGAGATTTTAGTCGGTGAATCCTTGGTGAATACCGTTAATCAGGCGAAAAAGCCGGTATTGGCGCAAGCGTGGGGTAATCACTGTGCATTGATTTACCGTGATCGTCTTGCCGATACCCGTCACGGCACCACCTTTGGCTTAACCGCTCAATGGGGTAATCGCGAAGCCCGTGAAATTATCGACGAAGACATGGGTATGCGCGGTGGTTACCGTATCCGTGTGGGCGAGTCGGTCAAAGAATTGATCACCGCACCCGACTTAGGCTTTTTCTTAAAAGACGTGGCGGCATAATCCATGGCGGCATATATCCTGCTGGGTCAATTAGCCGAAAAGCCCGGTGCGGCGGAGCTTGCACAAGTGACGGCACAAATCGGCGAAATGCCGGTTGAAGCACAAACTTTAGATGCCGTGTTACGAGGCGAAGATACCGCTGACTTTGATCCCTTTGAGGTTGATAAGGCACTTGCTGCCGTTAAAAGGATTGATGAGGCGGTAAAGGATGCGGAGTTATTAATTGACGGTTATCTACGTCAGCGTGGATATAAACTTCCGTTTGAACGCGTCCCTCGTCTGTTGACCGTATGGACGCGAGCTATTGCTCGTTATTATTTGCATCAACATCTGATTACCGATGAGAAAAGCCCGATTTTGCGCGACTATAAAGATGCCTTAAAGCTCTTAATGTTAGTTGCAGAAGGTAAATTTTCACTTGGACTTGAAGATGAATTGGCGCAAACAGCGGGCTTGGCGAAGTTTAACGCGCCGCCACGGGTATTTACCCAACAGACCTTAAAGGATTATTAAGATGTTTAACGCCACTGCCCCGTTTGATTTGAAAATGGTAATTGACCGGCTTAAACCGTTAATGCCGGAGTATATCAAGCATTTAGGCTCAACGGCGGAATACAGTGCACTGGTCAATATCAGCCAGGCGGGATTGGCAACACCGGCCGTGTACGTTGTCCCTAACGCGGAAATTGCACACCAAGGCGATATGGCAACCCGTCAAATGGTAACGGTGAGCTTTTCGGTGATTGTGATTGTGCAGTCCTATCAGTACAGTCACACCAATCCGCAATTAAATATCACCAATCCGATTATTGCCCAAATTCGTGAGCAATTAATGGGGTGGGTACCACCGATTAAAGGAGCGAAAGAAACCTTTTTTGTGCGCGGTGAAATCTTAAATTATACCAACAGCTATTTGGTCTGGATGGAGACCTATCAGACCAAGATGATTATGGGGAAAACCAAACAATGAAAAAAGTGCAATTATTAACCACGCACGAACATCGCGGTGTAGTCCATGCTGCCGGAAGTGTGCTGGAGGTTGCTGATGCCGATGCGGAGTTTATCACCGCCCGTCAACTTGGTGTGTTGTTAGAAGCAGAAAAGGCCGATGAGTACAACAAGAGCAACGGGAAAAGCAAAGGCAAACCCACTGAAAGTGCGGTTGAAAAAAACGAAGAAATGGCCGCGGGTGAACCTGTCGGCGATAGCGCGGAAATATCCGCGGCAACGCAAGGAGAATAATAAATGGCAAGAGTTGAAACCTATAGCTACGGTCAGGGGCGGGTGTATTTAGCAAGCCGTACACCGGAAGGCGTAGTCGGCGCGCAACGCTGGATTGGTGATGTGTCGGCAATTAGCGTGAAATTTACCGTAGACGATTTTTCGCATAAAGAATCTTACAGTGGCCAGCGTTTGGAGGTGCGTAAAATTATTACATCACGCGAAGGCGAAGTGTCTATGACGCTGCACGAATTCAGCCGCGAAAACTTAGCCCTTGCTTTATTGGGAACGGACAGCGAAATTCAGGCCGGCACAGTTACAGGTGAGGCGTTACCAAGCGAAATTAAAGCCGGTGATCGTATCGCGCTGAAATACCCGAATGTCAGCAACGTGGTGATTAACAGCC